ACTGATAACAATATCGAACCTGTTGCCCGACTAAAAGAAGAACTCTATAAAATGTTTGGAGCATATCAATATATCTGTTACAATACTGCATCGTCCCGTCCTGAGCAACCAAAGTTTCGTTTGGTGTTCCCTGTCACTCGTAGGGTAGAGTTGAAAGACCTACCACACTTCTGGTTTGCAATGAACAAACAGTTTGGTGAGTTGGGTGATGAACAGACCAAGGATGTGTCACGTATGTATTATGTCCCTGCCCAGTATCCTGATGCATTGAGTTTCATATTCAGTAACGAGGGTATACATATTGACCCTGATATGTTGATGAACAAACATTCATATGTTGAGACACAAGGTAAGACTTTCCTTGAGAGACTTCCCCCTGCATTACAGAAGGCAGTAATAGAGCATCGTAAAAACGCCCTAAGTAACACCGATGTATCTTGGACATCATATCGCGATTGCCCTTTCTTTCCTAAACGTATGGTACTTGAGTATCGCGCGATATCTGGTACAGGTTGGTATTACAAGATGTATCAGATTATGATTGCTACAGCAGGTAATGCTGTGAAGAGAGGGTATCCTATATCCGCAAAACAGATTGCTGACATGTGTCAAGAATTAGATAATGAAACAGGTCAATGGTATGGTAATCGACCTCTTGAAAAAGAAGCAGATGGTGCACTTGAATATATTTACAGGAACGGATAATGATGAGAATACTAGTTACAGGTGGTGCGGGTTTCATAGGTTCGCATCTGATTGCTGACCTACAGAATGATGGTTTCCTTACTATGGGTTTGGATAACTATAACGATTTTTTGTATGACCCTTCAATCAAAGAAGACCGAGTTCAGTTTATGGATATCGGTGTTCAAAGAGTTAACATGACACACTTCCCATCACTTGATGATGCATTTAGTATTGTCAAACCAAATATAGTAATCCACCTTGGAGCACTTGCAGGAGTTCGTGACTCCTTTGGTAAGGAACGTGATTACATAAAAAATAATATTGACGCGACACAGAACCTAATCGATTGTTGTAAAATGTATAAGGTGTCTAGAGTTTTATATGCCTCGTCGTCGTCTGTCTATGCGGGTTCTCCCCTTCCTTTCAGAGAAGACCGTGTGACAGGCGACCAACTAAATCCATACGCATATACAAAGAGATGTAACGAAATGATGTTTAAGTCCTCTGGTCTTGATACAGTTGGAATGCGTTTCTTTACGGTCTATGGTGATTGGGGTAGACCTGATATGGCACTCATGAGTTTCACTCACAATATCGCAAAGGGACTTCCTATCAAAGCATATAATAATGGAGAGATGAAAAGAGACTTCACACACATATCAGATATCATCGCGGGTATTAAAACCATTCTGTTCAACGAAACTCCAGAAGGTGAGATTTATAATATCGGCAGGGGTAAGTCAGTTAAACTACTTGACTTTATTGAATGTATCGGTGACAACATGGGTCGTAAACCCATTATTGACCTTGTCCCGAAACACCCTGCCGATATCGTTGACACTCATAGTGATATAACCAAACTTAAGAAACTAGGGTATGACCCTATCGTAGATATGGAACAGGGTGTTGATGCCTTTGTTCGATGGTTCAAGGAATACTATTACGTGGATTGGATATGATAAAAATAGGTATAGTTGGGTATGGGTTTGTGGGTCAAGCAATTGACTACGCATTCACCTCTACCGCAGTAGAGAAGTTTTATGTTGACCCTAAGTTGGGTACGACAATGGAAGACTTAATAAAGTTTGACCCAGACTACACATTCGTATGTGTGCCAACTCCTATGAGAGATGATGGTACAGTTGAGGATGGATTAGTGAGAGACGCAGTAGAAGATTTGATACTCGCTACTAATAGTGTTGTTATTATTAAATCAACAATCACTCCGGATTCAGTATTGTCTATAGACTCTATTGAAGAAGAACGAGTGGTTTACAATCCAGAGTTTCTTACTGAAAAGAATGCGAAGGCAGACTTGGTAATGGCAGACTATCATATCATAGGTGGTGACTTATGGTTATGCGAAAGGGTTGCAGATATCTATCGTCAGTATAGTATGTGTATGACAAATGACTTTTACTTTATGAGTGCAACTGATGCCTCGTTTGTGAAGTATGCGTCTAACTCTTTCCTTGCTATGAAAGTAACATTCTTTAATCAACTACACGATAGTGTAACTAAGTTTGGAAGTAACTGGTCACTAGTTTCAAGTGCACTAGCAAGAGATAAAAGAATAGGTAGAAGTCATACTGTAGTTCCAGGATATGATAATAAACGAGGGTTTGGGGGAGCATGCTTTCCTAAAGATACACTTGCCTTTATTAAATTTGATAATGACTTGACTTTATTGGAAAAATGTATTATAATAAACAATGAATATCGTAAGGAATACGATTTAGATGACAGGGAGAAAATTAACAATGTCAATTATGAATAAACTAAAGAAGAACTCAAAGATTAAAACCACAGCGGTTTTGGCAGAGAGTAAGTTCTTCACAGAAAAAGATATGGTGTCAACTGACGTGCCAATGGTAAACGTTGCGTTGACAGGAAGTATTGACGGTGGTGTCGTGGCGGGATTAACAGTCCTTGCTGGACCAAGTAAGCACTTCAAGACCTCGTTTGCCCTGCTCATGGCAGGTGCATATTTGCGAGAGAAAGAAGACGCAGTACTGTTATTCTATGATAGTGAGTTTGGTTCACCCCAGTCTTACTTTGAACAGTTTGGCATAGACACATCACGAGTGTTGCACACTCCCATTGCCAATGTAGAGGAACTCAAGTTTGACCTAATAGGGCAGTTAGAAGAACTTGAGAGAACCGATAATGTAATCATCGTTATCGACTCTATCGGCAACCTAGCATCCAAGAAAGAACTTGAAGATGCTAAGAATGAGAAAAGTGTTGCAGACATGTCCCGTGCAAAAGCATTGAAAGGTCTTTTCAGAATGGTAACACCATACCTGACTATGAAGAACATTCCTATGCTTGCCGTCAACCACACATACAAAGAGATTGGTCTCTTTCCTAAAGACATCGTTGGTGGTGGTACAGGTATCTATTACAGTTCTGATAACATCTGGATACTTGGTCGTAGACAGGACAAACAGGGTACTGAAATCAAAGGGTATCACTTCATTATCAATGTAGAGAAGTCAAGGTATGTCAAAGAGAAATCTAAGATACCTATTTCAGTCTCTTGGGATGGCGGTGTCCAGAAATATTCTGGTCTACTTGATGTTGCCCTTGTTGGTGGATATGTTACGAAACCAAGTAACGGATGGTATCAACGTGATGGTGAAGACAAGAAGGTAAGACTTGCGGGTACACTGGAGAAAGAGTTCTGGGAACCAATCTTTGAGAACACTGACTTTGCTGAGTTTATCAAGGCACAGTATTCTATGGGTCTTGCACAGAAGGTTGATATGGAGGAGATTGTAAATGCAGAAATCGACTGATATCTTAGAAACACTTTCTGAGAAAGTTCACTATGATATAATTCCTGCTGCAAGTAAAGACGGATGGAATGTTCGTCTACTTGAAAAGTATCCTGAAACCGTAATATCTTATGGTAACATAGAGTTCCTTGGTAAGGATAAGAATGACAAGGATGGTAAACTTGCATTTAACTTTATTATTGTTTCTACCCCCGACCCAGATTTATCAGTAAATGACTTGACTTTACAACGATATTGTGGTAGAATACTCTCAGCAATATTAGACACCGCAGTATCTGATGGGTCTATGGTTGCTCATGATAGAAATACTAATGAAGTATTAATGAGTGATAAAATGAGAAAAGAATTGGAACAGGAATGAATATTAACTTAGAACAAACGATACTGCGAAACCTCTTAACTAATGAACCTTTTACAAGAAAGGTTTTACCTTTTGTGGCACCTGAATATTTTGATGGTGTATATAAAGGTTTGTTTAAAGAGGTTGCCTCGTTTGTTGCTAAGTATAATAAACTCCCCTCGCTAGAGTCATTCAAGATTGAACTTGAAGAGAACAACACCCTCTCGGATGAGCAGTTTCGTAATGCGGTTGAACTCCTTCCAAACATCTTCACTCCGGAGCAGGAAAACCTTGATTGGTTAGTTGAACGTACTGAGAAGTGGTGCCAAGACCGAGCAGTATTCAATGCTGTTATGGAAAGTATCTCTATCATCGATGGTAAACATGCGACATTACAAAAGAATGGTATCCCCGACATCCTGAGTAAAGCACTTGGTGTGTCCTTTGATACAAACATCGGTCATGATTACTTACAGGATGTAGAAGAACGATATGCCTTCTATCATGAACAAGAAGAACGTGTGCCATTTGACTTAGACCTCTTTAACAAGATTACTAAAGGTGGTCTCCCTAACAAGACACTGAATATATGTCTTGCAGGTACAGGGGTTGGTAAGTCTTTATTTATGTGTCACCAAGCAGCAGCGGCATTATCTCAAGGTCGTAATGTATTATATATTACTATGGAGATGGCAGAAGAACGTATTGCTGAACGTATCGATGCGAACCTATTGAATATTCCTATTGATCAATTAGAACATCTATCTAAGGATATGTTCACCGATAAGGTATCTAAACTTAGAAGCAAGACTGAGGGTAAACTTATCATCAAGGAGTATCCCACAGGTCAAGCACATACCTCTCACTTCCGTGCTTTATTAAATGAGATGAAACTCAAGAAGAACTTTGTTCCTGAGATTATCTTTATTGACTATCTGAATATCTGTGCCTCATCTCGTATGAAAGGTATGGGTGGTTCTATTAATTCTTATACTTACATCAAGAGTATTGCGGAAGAACTAAGAGGACTTGCGGTTGAGTTTAATGTTCCTATTATGTCTGCGACTCAAACTACTCGTAGTGGATATAGTAATGATGACTTGGGTCTTGAGGATACCTCGGAGTCATTTGGACTTCCTGCAACTGCAGACCTGATGTTCGCATTGATATCTAATGATGAACTTGCTTCTATGGGTAAAGTGATGGTAAAACAACTAAAGAACAGATACAATGACCCTACCGCATATCAGAGATTTACCTTGAAGATTGAACGTGCTAAGATGAGACTGAGTGACGATACCGATAATCAAGATATCGTGGGTGGTACTACAACTGTCCCAGATACACCAGCATTCGATAAAACTAATATGAACGAACAACTAAACAAGTTCAAAGATTTTAAGATGGAGTAAGAAATGGATACTAATTTAATACTAATAATGGCAGGATGGACACTCACTGGATTTGTTGTGGGGTGGTTCGCAGGAGAATCCTATCATCGAATTGACTCAATCAAGGGTACAATAGAACTCCTGAGAGATATGAAATATTTAACAAACCAAGACATGGAAGATATTATGGAAGGAAGAAATAAAAGATGACATGTGAAGTAAACCTAATAGCATTAAGTAAACCCTCTGCTTCGACAGAATGTTTTACTGCTAGTGATTTGATTGCCTACACTGCGAGGGTAAGTAATCCTGCCAATCAAAAGAATACGGCAACCGCACCTAAACTTCTTAGGTATCTCATAAAGGAAAATCATTGGTCACCTTTTGAGATGGTTCATATGACACTTGAAATCAAAACAACAAGAGATATCGCAAGACAGATATTAAGGCATCGCTCGTTTTCATTCCAAGAGTTTTCCCAGAGGTATGCCGAGGCAACTACATTTATTACTGACCGAGAGTGTCGTACACAGGATACGAAGAACCGACAGAACTCCAATACGACAGATGATAGGTCATTAAAAGAATGGTGGAGTATGGAACAAAAAAGAATATCAAGAGATGCTGAACAATCTTATCGTGATGCACTCGGAAGAGGTATCGCAAAGGAACAGGCAAGGGCATTGTTACCTGAAGGACTTACCGAATCAACTCTGTATATGTCCGGAACACTTAGGTCTTGGATACATTATTGTGAACTGAGAAGAGGTCACGGAACTCAAAAGGAACACATAGAAGTCGCTGATAGGTGTTGGGATATTATTGGTGTGCATTTTCCTGATGTAATAAGTGCATTAAATGCTTGACTTATTGTGTGAAGTGCGATAGAATACGACTATACTATGAAAGGTTTTATTATGAAAGAAGGCAATCCAAAATACAAATACAGTGAGGACTTGAACCTTGCTGACTTATGGAACTATGTAGATGATACATATGATCAACATTATTCTAAAAACAAGTTTCAGGCAACTGAGTTTATTATCGACGGAGGTCATGGAGATGGTTTCTGTATCGGTAATATTATGAAGTATGCC